GGATTACCATCCTACATCAGGCTATGACGAGAACAGTCGAATGATGCCCGTGTCTCCATATGCAGTAGCAAAACTTCATGCCCATCATATGACTCGTGTATATAGAAATGCATATGGTATTCATGCATCGTCAGGTATTTTATTCAATCATGAAAGTCCACGCCGTGGTGAGACATTCGTGACTCGAAAGATCACCATGGCAGCAGCACGAATCAAGATGGGTCTTCAGAAGGAACTGCATCTAGGCAACCTGAATGCCAAGCGTGATTGGGGATTCGCAGGTGACTATGTGGAAGCGATGTGGCTCATGCTTCAACAGCATGAAGGGGATGACTATGTGATTGCCACACAGCAGACTCATACCGTCCGCGAGTTCCTTGATGTTGTATTTGAAGAGGCAGGGCTTGATTGGCACAAGCATGTGGTGATCGATCCCAAGTACTTCCGTCCGAACGAGGTGCCCTTCTTGCTAGGAGACCCTGCCAAGGCAAAAGAGAAACTTGGTTGGCAACCCAAGGTAGATATGAAGTTGCTTGCGCGAATGATGTACAAGAGCGATATGGCAGAGTTGACAAAGCAACTGAATATAGGCATAACCCCATGACATTACCATATGAACAACATCGTGCCATAATTCAGACCAAGGAATTTCTCTACTCCCTGATGGATCCAAAGAAGACTCCTAAGGTTCCTCGCGCAATTAGAACTACTGCATGTCAATTGCTTAGGCATTTCCCAACAGACTATGATGCAGACATCCTACTTCGATGCCTTCATACAGAATGGCTTGGAGTAGATTCCGATTCTGCAATTCATGATCCCGTTGAGGCATTCGATCCAATTTATCAGAAGGAAGTATTCGATGGAGTCACAGGAAATGAACATCGTTGATCGTCTAACACTTGCATTGGAAATGGCTGATCATAATCCGCAAAATACATCAGTCCTCATTCGAGATGCACGGGATGAGATACACAAACTACAAGGACTTGTATATGCATATCCGAAATTCGAACCATATCTTTCAGACGGAAGGACATGGAGGGCAGAATATGAAGAACTCTATTCCACAATTGCTGCCTTTAGTGTGGAAGACTTTCTTCTGTGGAAGAACGCAATGCAGGACTAGTTCAGCGACTTCGATGGAAAGTCCCATAACTACTTATCAAGTGGGCTTTTGACACCCACATGTGCACCCCCTCCCATCTTCACAGGGAGGGGGTTGCTTTTTGAATATAGATCGGTAAAGTGGCTTGACTTGGTGTCGGTAATATGGTATCTTTATGGTGTAGGAGGAAACCACAATGACACAGATTTTATCAATGCTAACCACCACAGACGAACAAAAAAAGATCGTCCTTTTGACGATTGTCGCATACATGGCACTACTTTGACACAGAAAACACACAGCGATTCTCGTAACCAATAATTTCACATGAACAACAACACTAACGATATTAATTGGGTTCTGCGATGGGATCACCATCCAACCAAGAGTGTCTATTTTACCAAAAAATACAGCGGGGGAAATCCACACATTTTAATGTGGGGGGTTGGCTTTCAGGGATTAGACGATCCGCCACCAAAGTTGCAGATCCCAAATACTTCCTTAGGTAATTGGGAAGTAGATCTCAATAATGAAGATTCCTCGTACATAATCGGCATTGATTTTGCCCGTGAAATATGGAATCGTATGATCGATGCAGGATGGACACAAGACTTCACACACACACCCTTCTAAACCATGAGCCACTTCTACGCACAAATCGTTGCTTCTGCCCGCAAGACTGTACCATCTGCCCGTGGTCATAAGTCTACAGGTATTCAAACTCTTACACAGTCATACAATGGCCAGATTCGTGTCCGAATGTGGCATGATGTCAGTACGGGGGAGGACAAGTATGAGGTTACCCTCCAACCCCATGGCTACAATGAAAATGACGGGGGTATCGTCCTTGGAACAGGGGCTATTTCTGATGACACCGCGCCCTGATTATCGGACTAAGATTGGATACACCACTTGACATTTTTTTGAAATGTAGTATACTTGGGGCATAGGAGATAAGTCCCTTTGACAAAAACCGAGTACATCCTCTACAGTAAAAGCCGTGGTGTCGCTTATGTGTTCACGACAGTTAATGACATAGATTATGTTGTTGTTCGTATTTGGGAAGATGATAACAACAGACAAGAGTACATTGGGGGTTATCACAAAAAACATGCCCGTAAACTATGGAATAGTCTTGTAGATCAAGGTTTTGCAAACAAAGGATCCAATCAATGACAACTGCAACCTCAGCAATCAATCTCTTAACTGCATCAACCAAAATCCCATCTTCATGGGGCGATAAGAGTGCATCTCTTCTTCGGCTAAATCAATGGTTGTGGGCGGCTCAGGACTTGGTCAACAAAAATTATACAAACAGTTTTCCAACACTAACACCATCTTTGCTAGAGATGTCCGATGGTCGCCGCTACATCCGCATCGACTATATCCGCGAAGGTGGGCAAGGACAACGATCTGTGTGGGCATTCATCGACAAGAAGACGGGCGATATCCTAATGCCCGCAGGGTACAAGGCACCTGCAAAGAAGGCGCGAGGAAACCTATTCGACAGTAGTGGTGGGCTTGCTTCGCTAACTCCATATGGCCCTGCATATCTCCGCTAACAATAAAGAAACCCCATGAACACCAAAGACTATATCAGCATCTTATCGGTTGGAGCCATTTCCGCATTCTTTATTGTATTTGTCCTAACGGGCTGTTACTTAGCAATCTACCAATACCTACGAGATACGGGAATTACCTTTTGGCAGGTGGTACTGCTCTACACTTCCGTTTCGACAGTCATGGGACTTCTCAGCGCGGTGGTCAAGTTGAACCTGAAGAAATAACTTAACTATGATGTTGGGGAGGAAGCCGAATTCATAGCGGCTTTTTTCTTTGTCTCTTCCAATTTCTTGAAGCCGTTCTGCTCTTTGATTTTAGCAATGATCTCTTTTGTCAAATCAGATTGCACCTTTGATGCAACACCATCGACTCCGAAGATTTTTTGCTGCTCATCATCAGTCATTGTCTCCTTGAGAATCTGAATCATCTCCACGATCTCACGGATGGCGGTGGCGTTTCTTTTGCTATTGACCGTAGACCAAACGATCATTACAATCGATGAGAGAAAGCCAATGACTAAAAGTATTGCACCCACAAGCGCGATCTCTTCCATGTAGTACTGTGATGCGGATGCAAAACCGATCATGAGAAGGCCTATGAAAGCGAGTGATGCACCATATGTTTTGTGGAGGAAGAATGCAACCGCTGCTCCACCCGCAATCAGTAAGAACCCGATAACCCAAAACATACTGATGTAGCCATACAACTTCTCCATGGCTCTGACCTTGGTCTCGTCTAGCATCACCTGTAGACCCGTCAAGGACTTCTCCAATTGATTGACTTCGACAGTCAGTTTGTTCAACTTATCGGTCTCTTGCTGTAAATCATCAGCGGCCTCGATAATATTGGTAGCCTTGCTATCGATTCTCGTCAGGGCATCAGCGGCAGGATTGACCCCCACAGCCTTCGGGGACGATGGGGGTATCACAGAGTGATTGGACGATACGGGGGGCTGTAAAGCCAATCCCTGCCTTACGGTGGCAGTCTCTTCGAGTATCTTCCCCGCATCTCTTCTAATATCTCCTATCGAACCCTGAGCATGGTCGATAACTGAACTGAGAGCAGCAGAAGAGGCACCCGTTGATGGGGTGGTGTTGGGAACTGTCTTGCATGATGCAATCGTTACCATAGCAAAACACACCAATGAATAGAATACTTTCATACTCTTATTTAGTCAATAAATCGGCATAAACACTAGTATGACCAATACCACTCCATCTAAAAATCGTGAGTATATTACTACAATGGTCTACACAATGGGAACGGAAATCTCTCCAACAATTTTATATCATGTCACGATGAAGGAATGCAATCGTTTGCGTGATGCTGGGTGGGTCGAAGTACTGATATCGCTTCAGCATTTTGGTGAAAAATTAAGTATTCGGTATACGGGCATCCCTACCGAAAAGGTATAACTATGCCACGACGACAAGCAATCACCAAGCCGAAAAAACCAAGCAAGTCAACACCTTCACTAAAACCATCAGACAAGCGTTCTCGCTCTTCGATTAAGAGTCCACGGAAACCCGCGACTCCTCGCAAGCCACGACCTTAAATCTTCACAGTCTGATAGGTGTCGAAAACGAAGTTGACTGTTGCAGTCATGGGTGATGGTTCGCTCTCGCTGTGTGTGAGAGTGAACCCCGATATCTTCGTGGGTATGAGATTACTGAAAGTCATCATGAGAATCGGGTTCTTCTTGTTGTTGAGGAAGAACAGTTTCCCGTGATTTACATTGCCTTTGTACTCAGGCACGATCTCCTTGAAATCGCGGTATGGAACGCCTGAGCGCATCCATTTCACCATCTCCATGTAGTTGCGAAAGTTCTCATCGATTATGAATCGGATAGAGATGTCAGATGGCACACCACCACCAGGTGACTTAATGTCGTTCGCAGCGAATAGGTGGTTATGAACAACAGGAGTGGAACTAAGATTCGGTGTCTGAACTGATGTACAAAAATATGTGACTGTCGGCACTTTCTCACACACAAAACGAAAGTTCGTGCTTGCAGCCAAGTTCGTGTTCAGCGGATTGTTTGTGAGAGAGCCGAAATTGGTCAGTTCGGGCAACCAGTTCTTCATGTCAGGAGATGCCATCAGAAATCCTTAATCTCATATGAGGTGAACTGAAATGTTGCGTCACATGTAATGATCGGTGCATCGGCAACGGCAGAGTTGAATGGGATGTTACTCAGACCCGTTATCATGAGACCATCGAATACTATTCTTGCAACAGGATTTTTCTTGTTGTTCAGCATCAGGAGTTGTCCCGAATCCGTGATCAGGTTCAGCATTCTTGCCTGAGAACCATCTTGGAAGAAGCCGTAGTAGTTCAGCGATTTCTTAAACCACTCGGACATCTCGAACCAATTGCTGAAATCCTCATTCACGATGAATTTGACCGACATATCACCGTGGTCAATCTTGTTCCCGAAAAACTTCAACGAGGATGCGAACGGAACAGGAACGCGAATCGGCTCCATCGACAGATCGGGAAACGATACCTCTGTACAAAAGTAGACTCCACTACGAACCTTGGGTATCATCAACCTAAAGTTGGTTGAGAAAGCGGGATTCGTGTTGATTGGCTGTCTGTTCAGACCACCATGGACAATATCATCGGGAATCTTGGGTACGGTCATTGAATGTATTTAGAAAGAAAAGGGGCTGTAGAGATTTCTCCCTACAGCCCCCGCGAAGTTCCCCTGCCCGAGAGCAGGAATTTTATCCTCTACTTATCAGAAGAGGTTTGTAACCTTAACAATACGGTAGTACATATTCTTACGAGCAGCACCCGCTGCGTATGGATCAGAAACTGATGCACCACCGCTGATCGTTGCAAACGGATTGTTAACAAGACCGTAACGGGTCTTGAAACCAATCTTCGGCTGGAACGAATTCTCGCCGACTGCGCGTACCATCTGTAGCGGAACATATGGGCAGTAGAACATACCTGCATCATATGCACTCGAACCCTTATATCCTGCCATGAAGAAGTCATGGGCAGTTGTCATGGACGAATAAGGATCGATATAAACACGCAACTTGCCGTTAAGAACACCTGCAAATGTATTGCCTGTGTCATCAACATTCAGATTGGTGCTGAGAGCAGGAGCATAGTCAAGCACTCCTGCCATGCTGAGAGCAGAGGCAACATCCGAAGAGCAGACAATGAAATTGCCCTTTCCACGGCGGGTTTCCTTAGCAATCTGATTGCACTCACGCTCAATCTGGAAGAGCAGACCCTTGAACTTCTCGACAGACCAACGACCGTTGGAGTCAACATTCAAGTCAAAGACACCCTGTGTCTGTGTGGTACCACTCTTAGCACCCAACTTGGCATTGCTGTAGATCACGCGAACAACTTCGCGATTGATTTCAGCAAGGATTTCACTCGACAGGATGTTGGCGAGTTCGGTTTCGGCATCGAGACCATGGATCGCCTTCAGATCCTGAGCAAGTTCCATCGTGTATTCTGCCTTGAGAGCGCGAGTCTTAGCCTCGACTGTTGTCTTCTCAATGCTGAATGCCATCTGTGGGAATGGATTACTAGCAGAGTCACCAAGTGCTTCACCCTTATAAGTGGTGTTAGCCTGTGTGCCTCGCATTGTCGTACCTGAACCAACAGGATCAACACCACCAACCTCAAACGGATCGGTATTGTAGACACCCGCAGCGGTTGTACCCGTAGAACCCGAACCACCGAAGGCGGTGTCGGCTTCCTGATACAGAGCCTCTGGGCCTGCCTGATCCATATAACGCGAACGCATCGCAAAGATAAGCCCTGTTGGGCCGCTCATTGGCTGCACTCCGCAGATGTCGTATGCAATCAGATTCGGCATCGCTCTACGAACGAGAGAGATGAGGATCGGATCCCAACGAGCAACATTACCGCCATTGTCTTGACCACCGATGGTGGCACCAGAGAAGTTTGACGGTGCAGACTCGCGAAGGTACTGCTCTTGGTTCTCCAAAAGCATAGTTGTAACTGTCTTGCGATAGTTGTCCTTGATCGGCGGAAGATCCGCGTGCTCAAGAATGGGTTGCCACTTCTTCTGAAGGGCTTCTGAAATAGTGAGTTCCATGAAAGGTTTCTCCTTGGTAATAACTTGATTAGAACGAACTTTGATATTTAGCCTTAATGCTATTTACCGTTTTGCAATACGACGAAGCGTGTCGGCATAAGCCTTCATCGATTCGCTAATGTTTTCGACTTGACCTCCGATGGAGACCTCATCGATACTTTCCTCGGCAGTAGCAGCAGTCTCTTCCGTAAAGACAGACTTACCACTCTTACCGCTGAAATATGACTCCTTGATAATTTCCAACTTACTACGGACATCGTCATCCTCACCCTCAAGGGTTACTCCCTCTGCGAGTGTGCGGAAACGCTCCTTCTGAGTAACTGTTAGATCCGAAGTTGTCTCGTCGAGGATTTGTTCCCGACGATAGTCCTTGACCTCTTCAGCCAACTTGACATTCTTCATGATTTCCTCGTCGAGACGAGCCTTCAACTGATCAGCAGCATCAGCCATCTTGTCGGCTAGATCAACTTTCGCTTCAGGAACCATGATGTCATGTTCAACAAAGAGAGTTCGGAGACCACTCATGAACTCCTCGGCAACTTCGGTGCGGATACCCTTCTCAACAGAGAGACGGTTCTCCTCAAGCCACTCTTCGATTACATATGAAAGATATGAGTCGAGTTGCTCGGTCAGAGCCTTCTTATTCTCTTCGATGTCCTCGCCGAGACGATTGTTATATTGCTCTTCGAGTTCACCCTTGATTTCTTCGACACGCTCATTGATGGCAGCCTCAAAGATTGTGGAAGCCTTCGTCTTGAAGTTCTCTGAGAGTTCTTCGCCATCGAACATGGCAACCATGTGGACATCAATGTCCTCACGCATAGCCTTCTTCGACTTGACGCTTGCAGTCAACTTAGACTTGGCATCGCCATTTGCAGCACCAACATCAACAGGCTTTGGAATGACAGCACCTTTGCCTGTGCCGTCCCTGTACAGACCAGCGTACTTGCCGCTGCCCGCACCTGTAGAAGAAGCATTGGCAACGCCCTTGCTTACCTCTTCTTCTTCCTCTTCTTCTGCCATGCCCTTTTTGGCTGTGACATTCTTCATTTGCTTGCTTCTAGCATCGGTGGCGGCAGCAGCCTCTCCGAGTGAATCGGTGTCTTCTGATCCGACCTCTTCCTCGTCAAGAATGACTTCTTCGATTTCCTCGTTCTGATAATCCATGGAATTCTCCTTAGGTACTGTTTATTTATACTGTCTTAAAACTCGGGTCATAACTTATTGATAAAACGCTTAAATGCACTAACCATCTGCTCTTCCAATTTACGGGAAGATGTCTTTCGAATGGTTTCTTTGATCTCATCGATTTCTCTTTGAACAAGCAGACCATTCTCAAAGATCCACTCGCGACCTTCCATCACTCCTCGGACAAATGCCTCGGGAGCAGAGGGGTCTGCAACAATGTCGGCGGCGGTGGAAAGACGAAAATCGTCCTTCACATAGTTTGCGCCATTCTTTTCCTCTAGGGATCCGACACCACGGGACGAAACGCCCAATTTAGCACCCTCATCCATCAGGTTTTTTACGATTTTGCCGTAAGGGGTGTCCATGATCTTTGCTTTGCCATAGAAATTCTTACCATCGGGCGACAATTCACTAATCATATGAGATACTCTCTCTAGATTAATAGTCGGGCCTTCGGGATGTCCCAATTCGCCAAATGCTCTCTTTTGTGCTACAAAGTCCTTACGATATTGCTCGACCTTGTCCTTGAGCATCTTGAACTCATATACTCGACCATTGCGATTCTTGATATCTCCCTGAAGAAAGGTACCTTCAATGAAGTATTGCTTTTGGCCGTCCTTCTCTTCAGTTAAAATTTCAATACTTTCGTTGACTTCGCAGATGAGTTTCATAGTTGTCTCCCTTTTGTTATTTAGTCTTTAGAATCAGAGGACAAATTCCACGAGCACGCTGCCACCCGTGCATGCGATACTAGCAGTACCACCTGGGTTCGCTCCCGCAGAGTGGAGTGTGCAACGCTCAAATGCATAGTGACCGTCCGCACCCGCGAAAAGAGTCGCGCCGTCCATTCCGATATGAAATGGGGCACCCGCCATAATTTGAGAAACCGCAGCACTTGCTGCCGTGATTCCCGAACCCGCTGCCAAGGCACGACCCTCGGTGGTTCCCATGTCACAGAAAGCACTTGCGGTGACACCCACGGTGGTGGTCTCGCCTGTAACCAAGTAAACGATTCTCTTCTGTGTCTTTACTATTTGTCGCGCTGCCATTTGTTACTCTCTTTCGTTTGATCTAGCAAAGTTGACTGTGTGTGAGTATGTGTCTTTGCTCTCAGATGCGAGGACTAGGAATGCCGTCTGATTTTCCTCGTTCAATTTGTCGTATACTGATGCCATTGTCTCGGCATGACGAACAGACACTTTTTGTGTGCTATTGTCCATGAGTTGGATGGTTGTTGTCTTGCCGCTTTTAATACATTCTGTAATTGCTACAAGAAGTTTCTGTGCCATTGCTTTGCAGCGCATTTCATCAGCATATTCAGTCACAGATTGTTTCACAAATCGAAGAGCCTTTGGATCATCGGATGACACAACAACGGTAGATTCTTGTACTTCTACGGTTGCTTTGTCGCCAAGAATAGAGAAACCGACTGCGAATTCTTCCGCAGCCTTGTTGCTCTTGAACTTGACAGACACACTTCCCATTAGCCCTTCCAATTCGACTTGATGTAATCAAAGAACTTCTTTTTCTTGCCATCGTCCATCTTTGCGGGAGATGAAGCACCAAACTTCTTCAGAGCCTTATCAAAGAAAGATCGATATTCCTTTTGTTTTGGACTCAACTCTTCCTCTGCCATGGTGTACTTTTCGCCCTTCATCGAGATAGCAGATTCCATAGATTCCTTTGGTGAACCCATGAGAGTCTTCTTCTTCTCGCGCAGAGCCTTGTACTTCTCAACGATCTTCATTGCTTCGTGGAAGTTGATGTCTACAGGAGGGGGAATAATGGCACCCTTGCCGCTGCCATCATCGTAAAGACCGCCAAACTTATTCTCCTGCATCGCACGAGATCGTTGTTCGCGCAACTTACGATCATATTCAAGGCGCGTTACAGTTTCGCGATATAAACGAGTGCGGGCATCGATATTGACTTTTTCGTTGATGTTCTTGTCTGTCATATGATTCTCTCTTACTTTCCACCGAGTTGTGGTTTCTTGGTTTTTTTCGGATCAACTGGCTTGCCTGTTTCAAGTTCTTTCTTCTTGAGATCAGCATCAGCAACTTCGTTTGGTTTACCTGCATCGACAGGAGCAGCGACTTGAGCAACACCCGCGTTCTTGTCTTTATTGATCTGTGCTGTCATGTTAGCAGCCATCGCGGGATCTTTATTTGCGTCTGCCACCATACCATCAATATAGTCCTTGGTTGCTTTCATTGCAGCCTTTGGGCCAGGGAAGAATTCCCAACGCCGACCGTTGATGTAGACACGAACGGGCTTGCCAAATCCCGTTCCCAACTGCTTGATCAAAATATCTTGTCCCTTGTGCTTGACTGAGGAGTGATAGAACTCTTTTTCAAAGTTCGGGTCAAGAGACATATCATCTTTTGCAGATCCCGCAGCGGTGGGAACAATCTTAAGATCTCCCGCTTTCACAGGCGTGGTCACGGGTGGGGCTGAGGGTGCGCCAGGTAAGTTTTCGGGAAGTGGCTGTGCTTCCCCCTTTTCACCCACACCCGTGACTATTTGCCCTGAAAGAGCCTTCTTCAATTCTTCGATCTTCTCATGGACACGAGCAGTCAACTCCTTTTGAATGAGGCTCTTGAACTTCGGAGCCTCTTTCTTAATGAGAGTTTCAATAACCGACTTGAGGAGTTTGTCTGCTTCGTTTTCCATTCAGACCTCTTATACGAGACCGAACTGCGATGTATCGGGTTCGATCTTTCCTGCATTGCGCTCTTTTTCGATTTCCTTGTCCATCTCTTTGATCTCGGCTTCGTTGAAACCAAGCACATTTTTTCGCACCCATTCGTGAGAATAGTACTTACCTATGTATGGTTTAATATTGCCTACCTCTTCGACTTGCTGCTTTCGCAGTTCGGCGTTTTTGAGTTCTGTGAACAAATTGTCCTTGAGGAAGTCGAAGTAAATCGCCTCTTTCATTTCATTCCACTCGTCAGGTGAAATGATTTTCTTCAGAATCAACTGCTTTTTAAGCACATCAAAGAAGAATTCGGAAAACTTGATTCTAAGTCTATGGATATACTTTGTGAATCTCACTTCATCGCGAGTGATTTCAGTAGAACGACCAAGCATGAATTGCTTGTCTTGTTCCAAACGACTTACGGGAACAGACAGGGCACGATATAGTTTCTTTTGGAAATATATGACATCGGTCAACTCTCCAAGATTTTGCCCACCCTGTAGAGTTGTAATCTCTGTACCACGGCTACCCTCTCGGCGAGGCAACCAATAGTCTTCCATCATTGACATGAACTTCTTGTCATCACGAACTTCGCCCGTTGCTGCGTCATAGACGAGGCGATTGCGGTAGCGATTCATGAGATCCTTGACATACTGTTCTGCCTTGGTCTTTGGGAGATTGCCGACATCGATATAGAAGATGCGGCGTTCAGGCGCACGACTGATGCGATAGATGACGATAGAATCTTCCAACATACGCAGTTGGTTGAGTGGCTTGATTGCCTTGTGCAAGAAGCCGACTGTTCTCTTGTAGCGACTATCCATGAGACCAGATGAGCAGAAAGCAATTGCGTCTTCGCTGATTTTGATGCCCGATGGATTTCCACCCGAACGGGGATTGTCTTTGTTATACAAGTAAAAGTCCTTGTATCCCGTAATAATCTTAGTTCCGTTTATTAAAGTCTCTTTGGTGTATTCGCGAATCTTTTGAATGTTCATCGGATCCACATAACGAAGTTCAAGAATCCCTGTCTGTGGATTTTTCTCATCGATGATTAGATGGAAGAAGATCTTTCCATCGACATACCATCTGCGAAAAATCTCAGTTCCCTTCGTCTCAAACTGCATGACACGAAGGATGTTGCGGAACTCTTCGTGGATTCGTTCCTTGACATTGTCGCTTGCCTTCAAGCGATCAAGGACGATCTTGACGGGAGACTTCTTCTCACCCACCACAATAGCCTCATTGATAACATCATCGACTGCTACTTCAACAATGGGATCTTGAGCCATCTCACGATACTTCATCGTTAGTTCAAAGTCATTACGAACGGTGCCATCAAGGTCAACATATTGACCGTAAAAGCCTCCCGCTTCAACAGGAATGGCTCCGTCATCGAATGTCGGTACGACAAACGACTTGAGAGCCTTCTCCTGCTTTTTTTCTTGCTTACCTCGCTCTAGGCGAAATCCGAAAAGTTCCATTATGTAGATACCTCATGACCTTTCAATTAAGTGGTTACGCCTTCAACTTCGAAGTACTGATATACAATCGTGGCCTCAAATGTCGAAGGCTCAGGCTGTGCACCCATGTCCATCGCAGTTTCAGCGATGGTTGTGGGCCAGCATCCAACCATCTTATAACGAGTAATTGGATTGCCTTCACGGGTGAGTGGGGTGATCGTCCAATCGGTCATGAACTGATTCATGGAGTTCGCACCGACATTGGTGCGATTTGTATTCATGAGATTCATCCATGCTTCAAAAGACTTGCGAAGACCCATAGTTCCATCGTTGTAGCAAGTGATGTTCCAATCACCAAAGGTACGATCTCCTGGATACTTAAATGGGCGACCCATGTAGAATGCTGTGTTGGGGTTAATCGTAGAAGACGGAATCTTCGAGGACTTACACAGGAACGAGATCTGTGAAGATGGATTTCCACCACCAACTGCTGCTGCGACAGCATTGATTGCTCCACCTACTGCTCCACCAAACAGGGCACCCGCCACGGCGGCTGCACCCTGAATTGCGTCAGTACTTCCACCAGGAAAGTTGCCTTGAACTAGGAAAAGGTTATTTCTTGCAAGACCATTGATGAGATTGGCGCGAAATGCGTCGATGCTGAACTGTGACATTTAGGACTCCTTCTGAGTATTTAGTGGGGTTTCCATCATCACGATCAGGCACCTACCTCGCTGAAGTTCACACCAGTACGAGTGGCGATGAAATTCAACTGAATAAAGTTGATGCTGCGATTTGGCTTGATATAGATATCAGCCACAAAGCGATTGCTATCAATTACTTCGGGGGTATTGTTCTTCTCGTCGCATACGACCTTGAAGTCAATAACACCACGACGAGCCTGAACATCACGGAGGAATGGCTCTACAAGCGAACGGAACTGTGCGCGTGTAAAGGCATCGTTGAATTCAAAGAGACTGTACTTGGCAGCGGTCGAGATTGCCTTCTCAAGCACGATGAACAGACGGCGCACATTGATGCGGTCGAATGCCGAAGGCTTGGCAAGGGCGGTCTTGTCCCCGTAGAGCACGGTTCCTTCGCCTGAGAAGGTGGCAACAGGGTTGATGCCATTCTTATACAGAACATCGCGTGAAGCCTGTCGTGGTTGGAATGACAACTTGATCACACCACGAACCTGACCGCGATTGAAACCTGCGGGGCTGTACCACGGGTCGAAGTTCGAATCCGAACGAGCACAAAGACCTGCGATATCCCCGTTCAGCGGCACCCAACGATTCTTGTCGTTGTAGATGTCATACATGTACTTGTATCCGCTGTCAATCACAACATATGAAGACGAGCCGATACTGTTACGGTACTGTAGGGCGCGATCCCGCTTGACCTGATCCGTTTCATTTGGATCCTTGTTTGGAACCGAAACGAATGCAACACAATCCTTACGGGCATCAACAATATCTTTGAGCGAAGAGGCTACGAGATCTGAAACTCCATCGTTCAGATCTGTTGCGGGGGTGAATGTCTTATCAGGGCCGCCGATGAGAAGATTGACATCAACAGTTTCTGCATCGGCAAAGAGGCGGTAACCCTCGGGATCTGAATCAGTATCTTGACCGAAAGCAACCTTCATGTAGTTGGTCAGATCGGCAGTCTTGCCATCCTTACCACCAGCAAGTTTCCACACTCCCACACCGAAAGATGTATTGGTTGCGGTCACACCTGAAGTTGCAGCAAGTGAACCAGTTTTGTTATACTTGAGCAGATCTCCCGTTCCCCATGCACCCGTTGAGCCTTTGAAGAGATCAGCGTATGATGTATTTGATGTCTTCTTGACGGCAGCGATGTACTTGGATGTACGGTTAATGCGATCAACATAGTAATTGCTAGTACCATCTGATCCAACAACACCTGGAAGGAACGACAATCCTTGGAACTTTTCAAGAATCGTATTTCGTGTTCCTGAGAGAAGACCATTCTTGTCAATTACAACCAAATGGAACTCGTCGTTTGCGCCACCGAGATCGCTGACATATGATGTGCTATTTGGTCTTGCATCAAACTCATCACCATAAGACCAATCTCTGAAATCGTGAC